ATCCCCTTTAGCCATACATCCCCCTATAAAATTGGCATTAAAAAAGAGCCTTTCGGCTCTGGTGGATCATTCGACATTGCGCCCCCTAAATTTTGGTAATAAAAAAGCACCCGGAGGTGCTATAAATTAATTGCTTCAACCTGATCTTTGGTTTCGGCTTCATGGATTAACTGCCTTGCGATACGCCCACGTTCATGAGCGTTTGCAATATGCGCTTGCAATGCGGCATAGAGTTGCTGCAACTGTGATGCGCTTAAATCAATTGTTGTGTTATCAGCCAAAGTCCAAATTTGATCTACACCTGCAACAGCAGCGCTCATGATACGACCCTGTGAAACCTGATCTGAATCATAAATACCACCTTCAAACTTAAAACCGCCGAATTCCAGTCGGTCGCGCATAGCTTTAATCTCGGCCCATTTCTGAGTCTTGATTTCGTCTAGGGTGCGCGGATCAATCCAATCCTTTAGATCATAATTAAATATGTGGTACGGGGATGGCTGAGCGGGCATTACCACCCAGCCACCCTGATAATACATATTTGACCCAGGAGGGTCTTCAACCGCAAGACACCCTTCAGGAGTATTCATCTCTACAACATCGTCAGGGGCGCTTATTGACTTAATAAATCGCCCCGTATCTTTTTCTACTATCGCTGTCACTTCTTAATCTCCATTACTGCTAATGATGCTGAAACTACAGAAGGCCAATACTCAGCAGGTGTAGCCGGCCTACTCATATATACTCCGGCCGGACTGTTCCTTGTTGTTCCTATGCCGATGCGCAAGGTATATGTTGTATTCCCTGTGCCTGCATCATCCAAGTGGATAGGCATATTCACAAATCCATTAAACTGAGCAATTGTATCCCCGAGCAAGACTGTGTTGGCGGGTACGCGCATTCTCCGGATAACGCTTCCGTTTTTCAGCAAAATAAGCCCTACATATAGCGTTTGGTTTGAATTTGCCAAGGCGGTTTGATTGCTTGACCATACTACTGCCTGTAGATTTTTAAACTCTACGTTACCTTCAATGCGACACTTACCTCCAGACCTGTTCAGTGTGATACTTATAAGGTCGCCAAAGGCATTTGAGGTATCATCTAGGGTTGCAGTACCTCCTGCGTATGTGCCGGGAGTTCGCGCGGTCATACTTGAAGGCCATGTATTTGACGTATCGTTGTACGAGGCAATAGGCACCGTAACAGCATTATCCTTAATCTTTAGTGTATCGACCTGTAGATCGCCAATCTTCGCAGTAGTCACCGCCAAATCATCAATCTTTGCAGTCTTAACCGCCAAATCTTCAATATGCGAAGTTTTGACAGACTGATAATCCATCATTGCTGATTTCAAGTAAGCGGACACCGGAAACACTGTACCCGTCACCGGATCAGTGAATGGCGTATTGCGGAAAATGAATGGGTAGTATGGTGTACTTCCTGCACTTGCTGGCCCTGCTAAAGCAAACGAGTTAGCACGAATAGCAAAGTTACTGTAATTCGTACCTCCGCTTTCCTCAACCGCCAAGCCATAAGACGAAATCACACCACCCGAATCAAGTTTAATCGTGTGCTGCGCTTTAATCTTACTTTCAGTCAGAACAAGTGAGTTTAGCTTCGCTTTATCTGCTGTGATTTTAGCAACTTGCGATGCAATAGCGGCTTTCTGTGCATTTGCGTCAACCTTAGCAGCGTTTAGCTCTGCGATTTGGCTTGTATAAAGATCAATTAATTCCTGATTTTTATCAGGCTTCGCTGCCTCCTTTGTGCGCTTGCTAGTTATCTCAGCAATTCTTGCATCATAACCATTTACTGCCGACGTGAGTGCTGCGACCTGCCCTTGCAGCTTGGTGGTGTCCTCATCAAGTCGAGCTTTTGCAATTTCATTCTTGAGTTTGTTTAGATCACCAACAGCACTTACAACCTCAATACCTGTCTGCTGACCATCCACATAACCCTGAATTGTCTTAATCTCACCACCGATTGCATCAAGCCTGTCAGTAAAGACACCCTGCTCAAGCTTAATGGTTGCGATGTTCTCAGTTGCAGTATTCGCCTTATCAAGAGCTTCTGTCGCTGTATCTTGAGCCTTTTTTGCTGCTGCTGCCGCATCGGTTGCAGCTTTGTCAGTAACAGTAATCCATGCTGACCCATTCCAGCGCTTCGGCGTGTTTAGTCCTCCTGTTGTGTCAATCCATAAGTTTTGAGGTAGGCGCTTATCGGCTGCGGGATTGGTTGAGCCAAAAATAACCTCACCCTTATTGCCTGCTGCTGTAGCTGCTGCGCTGGCTGCTTGTTGTGCTGCATTTGCAACAGCCTTGGCTGCCGCTTCTGCCGCGTTAGCTTTGGCAGTTGCATCAAGTGCTGCCGCATCAATAGCTGCTTGCTTTGCATCGTCAGCTTTGTTTTTAGCGTCTAGCGCAGCCGCAGCTACAGCCGCCGCCTCTGCTGCATCTGCTTTCGCTGTAGCATCATCTGACGCTGCTGCAATGGCTGCTAAACGCTCTGCTTCGGCTTGGGCTGCGGCATAAGCCTTAGCTGCTAATTCTGCGGCTGCTGATTTGTTCTGTGCATCCAAAATTGCTTGATCGGCTGTGTCTTTCGCAGTCTTTGTGGACGCTTGAAGTGTATCGAACCGACCAGCAAAGGATTCATTGTCAGTCGCTCGCGCTGTTTCCAGTGTTACGATTGCTGCCTTATTCCCATCAACATCAACTTTTAGCGTGTTAATGCGAGATGATAGTGCCTCATTCTCCTGCGCTCTTGCGTAAGCTTCGGTTTGAACCAGTGCTTTTGCATTGTCAATTTCTGCAACAGTGGTGTCGATGCGCTGACTTAAAGCCATATCGCCTTCAATCACTGCCGACTGCAAAGTCCACGTTCCAACATGACCAGCAGTTGAACCAATCAGCCCTTCTGTTGATCCGATCATGTCTGGATTGACTTGCGCATATACACCGTTAAGCCGTGTGGTGTTTGCGTTAACCTTTCCATCAACCTCGGCAATGTTGGCATTGGTTTGATTTAGTGCGCCAGTGCTGGCTTTGGTTCCAAGTTCAGCGGTAATTTCCTCAATCTTATTTGCATTCGCATCTGATTTTGTTGCTGAAGCGGTTGCTTTTTCTAGCGCACTTGCTGCTCCTGCTGCTGCTGTGTCTGCCGTATCTGCTGATTGCTCTGCAACTGCCTTAACTTCGGTCACAAGGCTTGATAGTGCTTTTGTGTCATCAATCGCAATATTGGCTTTCTGCAAAGCACTTGCTGAGTTAAACAAAGCATTTCCAGCTTCATCTTCCGCAACCTGCACCCGACCATCTAGCGCTTGAGTTCTTTCAATCGCTAAAGATGAGTCGGTTAATGCAATATCAAGACTATCCTGAAAACTAGCAAGCGCATTGTCATTGCTGAGCTTGTAAGTGTTCACATAGCCATAGATTGCAGTTTCACCATTTTGGCGATCTAAAACTTCTTGCGTTAAGCCATCGTCTAAGTCTTGAATTGCTGTAACTCGTTGCTGACGCTCCAAAGCAAGTTCATCACTAATTTGATCTGTCTGAGTTTGAACAGCACTAATATTTTCAATCAAATTACCAATGTCGCCATCAAGACCCGCAATTGTGTCGATCTTATCAATCTTGGTTTGCAAGTTTTGGTGTAGCTGAGTTTCAGTAATTTTGCCCGACAAAATATCAAGCACAGCCGACGCATCTGCAGACGTAGTTGCGCTTGCTAAAGCAGACCACGGCCCCACATTCCCGATCCGGTCAATCAAACGTCCACGGAAATAACGAGTTAAGTTTGGCTGCATGCCCTGAATAACGTGAGTATCTGTTGGGTATGCAAATAAACCGAGTTGTGACTTGTTGGCACCATTCGCAGTGCTTGCAATCTCAATTTCCGTATAAGCCGTATCTAGCGCACCAGTCGCAGGGAAATTCCAATTTAAACGGTAGCCAAATAAGATACCTGCTGCTGTAATGTTAGCTAAGGCAGGCGGCAAACCTTGCTTGCCTGACAAAGTTGTGAGCATTGAGTAAGTTGGCAGAGATGCAACGTCAAACGCTGAAATCGCAGTAACACGCGCTTCATAGTTGCCCGCATAAATACCCTGTACTTCAACTGAATTGTTGCCTGTAATTGGCAATTTAATCCAACTACCATCATCTTTACGCCATTCAACTTGATACTTTGTAGCGCCTTGTGCTTGATCCCAAGTAATCAACATGGTTTCAACAGACAAGCCTTGCTGAACCATGTTTTCAGATGAAATCAAAACATTAGTGACAGGTGCTTGAGTGGTCGGATTGATGATTGAAATCGGACGCTCATCAATGAAAGCACCAAAGTCGATTGCATCATATTTTGCTGATTCATACTGTAGCGCAGTGATTGAAAACTGATGCTTGTCGTCTTGAGTGATACTCATGACGCGAAACTTCATTGTTTTTAAATCTTGCGCATCAACGACCCACACATTTTCAGCAGCAACAGAATCAAACGCCACTGTGACTGTGACTTTGCGCCCAATTTTTGATGACACGATTCGAGCTTGCGCTTTACCATTTTCACCATTTACAACAAGCCGATCACCCGCACGACACACCACATCATCACGATCCAGAGTAATGACTTTGCGATCAGCGCTGACAGCAGAAATACGACCACCATTGGCACGGCCTGCAAAAAGCTCGTCTGCGATTTCAATCACTTTACCTGGTTGTGGAATATAACCATCAAGACCGACTTTAAAAGATACAGTGCGAGTTTCCAGTTGCTCAGACTTTAACGCCCAAAGACCTGCACGTTGCGCTTGACCCTCAGAAGTACAACCCCACGCGTCAATCTCAGCAATACGCACACCGAGCTTTGCGATAGCTGCTTCATCACGCACATAAACATACTCAGTTTTATAGTGGTTTGCAGGGTTATCCCATGCAACCTTAGCAACTGTGTGACGGTCACGCGCACGTGTGCCTGTGTACTCAAATAGACCATCGATAACATTGGCACGGGTATAAGTGAAGTAAGTATCTTGCGGAATATCAGCATCACAGACAATTGAATTGCCGTCCCAATAAGAAATTGCACGGAATACGCCTGCCAATTTGCTTAAAATCGTATAAGCATCTTCGGTAGATTGTAGATATACGTTACAAGTAAAACGTGGCTCTTTCCCACCTTTACCATCATTCACCATTTGGTCGCAGTATTGGGCAAGGCGATACAAAGACCACTTGTCCAACATTGCAGACGTTAAGCGGTCACCCAAAGCATAGCGCTTTGATGTGCAGATATCGTAATAAATCCACGCGGGGTTATTGGTATAAGCGCGTTTGAATGTGCCATCCCACATGCCTGCATAGGTACGTGCAACTGGATCGTAATTTGACGGGACTTGAAGCTTAATACCTTTTAGATCAACTGCGACTTTTGCCACATTGGAAAAGGTTTCTGCGTCATATTGCAGACCAAGTAAAGCTGTATTCGGATAACTGAGTTTTAGATCAATCACTTCAGTCAATGCATCAACATACATCTTGTCACTGATATATTCTGATGTGGAGTTGGGTGTCAATCGACGCACACGAACTGTCCAGCCGGTATCGGCTTTAGGCAAGTCAATCCGATGTGAGCGCTCATAGTTTGCAGAGGTTTTGTCAGCGATTTGAGTATTTAAAACTTCAGTCCATGTGCCGCCATCAGTTTGCAGATCAATTGCATACTGAATGACGATACCTTTAACATCGCCATTTTCAGCATTCTGCTCGCGTAGCGGCCCCCACTTGAAGCGCAAGCGCACAGCATCCAGATCGGTATTAGTGACTGAGCGCACCCAAGGTGTATCAGACTTTAATTCGACATTAATCGCGCTCTCAGATGAAATATCCGGAAAGCCTTCGATATGAGTCTGATCATTGGTGCCATGACGAAAGTCAGCCTGAACATCTTCAAAGTTCCAACCACCCGCCGGATTCTGTAGCGGCGTTTCCTCAAGAAATACCGATTGCAAGCCATTGGCCAGTCCCTCAACCTCACCTTCAGACAAGCCATACAGAATCTTAATATAGGTTTTTGACTGAGCTGAGTCAGGTGCAATCACTGCTTTTCTTGCCTTGCCTTCACCTGCCTTTGCGCCTTTAATTACTGCGTTCATACTTTTCCCTAGACAATAAAAAAGGCGCTTATTGCGCCTGTGTTTTTAAGTGTTTACATCAAATCTTCTGGATACTGTCCGGCACTTGCAATAAAGCCGCCCACTTCACGCTGGCCATAAAGCACTGGCACTGGATTACCCTGAGCAATTGTGGTGACTGCACCACCAAAGCCTTTGTTAGCCTTATTGCCATCTTGGTTCTGGTCTTGGTTTTCAATCTTGGGCATGAGCATCATAGCAATACCACCAACCATCATACCGACACCTGCGCCAATTAATGCTGCACCAACCGCACCCGCCGAACCAAAGGACATGCCAGTCACAACAATACCCACTACCACCAATACAGCACCGATAATGGTTTGAACTACACCGCCAGCACCCTTTACTTTCGGAACAACCTTAATCACTTTAGCGCTGGTGCTCATGTCGAGTTCGGTTTCAGAAATATTTTGCTTATCCTGAAAAACTGCAAACTCCAAACCTTGTTCGTGTGCATGTAGCATGAAATGCTCAAAGCCTGGCACCTGCACACATAAAGCACGCATTGCTTCACGGGTATTATCAACAGCTAGATGAAACTCTTTGCCAAATTTCTTGGCTAGAATGCCGTACAACTTAATTTTTTTGAGCATATCGAACCACCTTTGCAACTCGTTCCTGCCATTGCTGACCAAAGATTTCACGAACAGATTTACGGCCATATGGATGATGTAGAATCAATGCGGATCCAATGCAAGGCTCGGTTTGCTCAGATTTCAGCATGCCATTATCGCTCAACCAGATCACCGCATGATTGACATGCTCGGTACGTCCGACTCGACACAACAAGACATCACCATATTGCGGCTGATCTACTTCAATGAAGCCTTCTTTCTCAAAGTTATCAAGATAAAGTGAAGGGCTGTCCTTAGACTCCCACCACAAGTCTTGACGCTCATAGTCTGGAATGCTGATGCCCAGCTCGCGCTGATAAAAATCACGGACAATGGCATAACAGTCTTGAATGCCGTGGATATAGTTGCGGCCGACTAAAGGTGCTTTATATCCGCATGGCTCATACACTTGAAATTCAATATCAGGATAAGCAAAGATGACCCAGGGCTTTTCATGTAACTCAATCTGAATTAAATCAATTTCAGATGCACGTGCTGAAGCATTTGGGTGTGAATGAACAAAGGCTTGAATTTCGCCCAGATCCTCAGCCTTAGCTAAGTCTTCATGATGAATTTCAAACTGATCTTTATTGTCTGAAATATTGCGACACGGAATGTATTCTTTACCTACAATCACACCACAGCATTCCTCTGGATATACTTCAGCGGCATGCGCCTGTATTGCTTTTTTAAGTTTTGCGGTTAGTTTCATACACCACCTAAAATAATGAACTTGCAGGGAAGGCACCAATACGCAGGACATTACCCTTACCAAATCGACACTCGCAGCCATTTGTTCTTTTTGGGCACTTGTCGAGCGCAGGATTGTCAGTAGGTTCATCTCTGTCCGTAAACATTGCTGCGCCTGTATAGCCACATTGTTCGCTGCGATATTCCCATGCGCAATAACTGGAAATCTGCCGAACTGGTATCTTCAAGCCTTCGAAATCAATCGGGTTTGAAAGTTCAAATGTTACAGCATTGGCGTTTTCGGAAGTCTTTTGCTCGATATACCAAAGCTGCTCTTTAGCTTCATTTGATGCGGTAGGGTTGCCAGTGCTAAAGTTTTCGGCATCCAGATATTTAGCCAGTGTGGTAATGACTTTAAGCTTTGCTCCTGCAAAGTCACCAAACTGTAAACAAAGAGCAGAAACTGCGTTTTGAATACCACCAATATTGTTTGCCATGCTGAAAGTTGGTGCTGATGCTTTACCATCTGAGCGCATTTCTAGGCCAGACACTTCCAATGCCATAGGCTCAAATGTTTGACCCTGCCAAATGATGTTTCTGAACCATGTTTTCTGTTCACTATTCTTGAATGCTTCACCGATGAGCTTACTGGTATCGCCCATTAACTCATTAGAGCCAATTGAACTGTAAATGCGCTCCCATTCTTCATAAGAGATATGGCCATGAAAACGTAAAATGCCCGCACCTAAAGCGCGAGCATCGAGTTCAAACAGCGTAATCAGACCATCAACATACAGCTTCTGAAAGTCACTATTTAAAGCCATATTTTCACCCCGCTAAAAAGTCAAAGCCTGCGACCAAAGCTCATCAATTTGAGCTGAAGATAACCCCATCAGCGCTGACATTGTGAGAAGGCTACTATTATTTCGCTCAAACACCGTAGCATCTTGCCATTCGATTTGAATAATCTGACGCTGCATATCATCTTCAATTTGAGCAATAAGTGCTTCAATATCAGTAAGACTGTAGCCATTGGTTACGAGTGCAAGCCGAAACTGTCGTCGTGTTAGCGTGGGTAGTGCGGGACTCTCATAAGTCACAGCCCAAACATATTCAGGATTGAATTGCGATAGTGCGTTGAGAATCTGCTGCTTATCTGTAATACCGCTCAGTAGCTCAGTGATTCCATTAAACGCAGGCGTGATTGATACTTCATTGTCTGCAATCGTGAGTTGATGTACTTCTACACCGTTTTTATTTGATACAAGTTTTAGCATTTTAGTTTCCTTACAGATTTACAAAAGCTGGACGAGACCCGATGCTCGCGTTCGCGTTCGAACGAGCGCTGCTCAAGTTGAGATAGAACACGCCAGCTGTCGAACCGTTGTACCAGTGGCCGCCACGGACGGGAAGGCGCTCATTAGTCATTGCTTTGGCGAAGTAATCACCGTTATATGAAGCGGTATTTTCAGTATGCGGATATAAGCACAATGCTTTCAGTCGAGCTAAAGCTGCCGCAGTCACAGGCTTGGTTGTTGACAGGTTTTGGATTGCTCCAAAGCTACCACCGTTAATTGTGTAGTCTGCTGTGCCACCATCAGCATATTTGATTGTGCCTACCGTGGTTCCGCTGCCGTTCGGTGTGACCAGGTTGCCAGTTTCACCATCAATTGCCTTCCATTCGGTCGAAGCTGCGCCAAGATTGATCGCCAGCTTTGACGCGTTATTGTCTGCAATAACCTGAATCTCACCGTTAAAAATACGCATTCCGGAATTCCATTCCCATACGTTACCGGATAAATCAGCAATGCCGTTTTCTTTACCGTTATGTCGCCATTGCACAGGTCCAGAGCCAGTTAGTGTACGTGCTGAACCCGCAGTATTTCCTGGAGCTAAACCATCTTGACGGCGACCCACAAGTAAGGGGTTCTCCGAACTGCGGCCATAATAAGTATTCCCTAGCGGCTGGGTGTTATCCTTGTAGCATTGCAAGGCCACGGCGCTCCATTCAGCATTAGTGATTAAGTGGTGGCCGTTACCACACGCTCGCGCTGCTGTTAAAAAGTTGTCATAGTTAGTGCTATAGCTTGGCTCTACATTTGGCAGGCTGAGCAACTCACCATTAACGATTCTTCCCTGATACGTGCCGATAAAGATTTCAGGCTTTTCCACACCGTCCACAATAAATGCTGGGTGCGTACCACTTAATGAAGCATCAATCGTACTCATATCGTACTTTTGAATGATGTTCATGTAGGTTGCTTGACCTTTTGCCGTATAAAGTACGGTTTGCAAGCCACCAGATGCCAGCTCTACCGATTGACGCAATGAGTCTTTGATGAGAATAGTTAGTTCACTTTTATCTGAAATCACACCGAGTTTTGTACGAGTCTTTTCAACAGTCAGCACACCGTCAGCTTCGGCCCCAAGATGCGTATAAAGCTCATCATCGTTTGCTTGTAGTTTTGCAGAACCTGAACGGAATGTATCACCACCAATACCAGTTGGTGCTGTGCCTTGGTTAATTTTTTGCTTAGCCATAATTATTCCTGAAATTTAATTTTAAGAAGTGACCGGTAAACGGTTTCCAATAAAGCCTTCCGCCGAGCCGATTAAGTAAGTTGTTGAGCCTATTCTCAGACCCTTATCAATAAGCCCTTGTGCAATTCTTGTGGTTCGCGGTGTGTACAACCCCGCAGCAAGATTGGTTGTTTTCATTAGCTTTCTCTATGTTGAGACGATGACAGTGTCGTTGTTTGATGGGTAGCTCACCCAAGCCCACAAGTCACCCAACGCCCCATCGGTATAAACCTGCATGTCTTGATGAGACGCTTCTAAGTTGGTGGGCTGACTAGGCCCAAAAGCAAATCTGAATCGGTTGTGATGCGATTGGATATATGCTGGAGAATTGGCCGCAGCAACTTTTTGCGGTGTTGTGGTTAGTTTGACTTTTTGGGTTGGCATGAGTTTTTCTCACAAAAAAGCCCTCGATTGAGGGCATAAAATTGATTGAAGTTAAGGTTTAAAGTCTTGGGTGAAAGTGGTGGAGATGGACCAGACTGACCCACCAACCTGTCTTGGTTGGTATGAAGTTCCAGTCTTAACTCTCACCTCGCCATCCAAAGGAGAATCCCATAAAAATGAGTCAGCACCCTTGTGGCGATCAAAGAAGGCTTTAATTGCAATGATCTCATCCTTGTAGCCAGTTCTTTGATAAGCCCACTCGCCTTTACGATTGTTGATACCAACCGAGATGCTTTGCTCATACCCATCACCAAATCTACTAGACAACACATTAAAGCTCTGTGTATCCGAGCTGCCTTCTAGATCGCATGGGAAGGTAAATTTTTCGTTGCTCATAAATTACGTCCAATAAAAAACCTCCCGAAGGAGGTTTTGTTTAATCTATTTTTTAATTTAAATCAGGTGCAATGAAATACTGACCGGAGATCGGGTCTGTGAAACCATCATCCATATCCAACCCTACTGTTTGATTATTAATCTCCACACTTTTTACCGCGTAAAGATATTGACTTGTTGTGGCCCCCATCGGAGTTGCATCAATCTCAGTAATGTTTGCAATAAACTCTTTAGCCACCCCATCTTTGCTTTTAAATGTCACTTTCTTTTGCATGCTTTTTACTTCCTGCTTATTTAATCCCATAAAGCTCCCCACCTTGTCGTCTAGCTTTCAAAAATCTTTGGTCGACTTTTTGATCAACCATAGAATTGACCATCTTACCAATAGTGACCATTAATTCACCATCCTGATTTGTCGAAGTTTCAACTTTTTCAGAAGAGTAATTATTAATAACCACTTTAGGTTGAACGACAGTTGCGCCGCCAGAATTAATCGCACTCACAGCACCCATGCCAACACGGTGAGTATCCGCAACCAATCCACCCGCCGAGTAACCCCGACGGATCGACTTTCGCAAATCCTCAAAGCCTTGAGGGCCACCCAATGCCTTAACTTCTTCTTGAGTTAAAACACCTTCGCCCTTATGTACGACACCTGCTGGCTCGTATTTACCACCGTGGCCTGTGTAGCCACCGTTGGCGAAGCCTGCGATTGTTTGAGCTGCAATCATGCCCACAGAAGCATAACCAGTGGCACGAATCACCCCTGCATACATAAGCTTTTGAGCCATTGTTAGGGCTGATGGGTCATTCATCACGCCAGTAGCGGCCAACTCTGTATTAACAACGCCTTGAGCAATTGCAATCGCCTGCTGTGCTAAAAACATAACTTTGTAGGCAGCACTTGATTCGCCAGCGCTATCTTTAACCGTTTGGGTCATCTCACCCCAAACCGCACCAGACTGAGATAATAATGAGCCGTACATGCTCAAGGTTGCAGAGTGTTGATCCTCAATCAGCCTTTTTGCATTATCGCTATATTCAACATCCAGTGCCTTCATATTGGCTATATGAGTAGCTTTCGCTTGCTCTAACAGTGCATATCTCTGTTGAGCCTGCTCAGGTGTGTCATAGTCCCGATTAATGCGGTTCACATTGTTTGTATATGAATCAAATTCACTGCTTTTACTACGAGCTGAGGCAATATTTAAACTAGCTGTTTTATACTCAAGGCCCTCTCCACCAAACTTGTTGGCTATACCAGATAATAAAATCGCATTTTCAGCATTCGCCATCTGGTCGAGCAGATCGTTTTTATATGAGTCTAATTTCTCCTTTTGAGCAGCTCGGTATGACTCAACATCCCGATCATATGCCTCTTTAGCTTTCCTGAGATAAAGTTCACGATTTGCAGAGTCATTAATAAACCCCTTTTCGATCTCTTCTTTTGATTTGTTGTAATCAATAAGAAGCCTTTCTTCTCGGGTCGCGTACTCTCGTATTACGCTCTCTTTAGCCCTTTCAATTTCAGCTTGCAATCGTTCAGCTTCACGTTTTTTTTGTTCAGCTAATCGTTTGGCTTCATTTAGTGCCTTGTTGGTTTCAGCCTTGCTAGACTTTGGTGCTTTAGCGGTTGGGAAGAGATTTCTGTTTTGCTCTGCACCACCTCCACGCCCTGCCTTTTGAGTCTTATTCCATTCCAATTGAGCTTTTCGATTGTTAATAATGGATTGTGTGAGGGCATCATATTTTCCACTTGTTCCGGTAATAATATTACCCATGGATTTAAAGCCGTTGACACTATTTTCAATAACCTTGCTTGTTGTGCCTACAGCATTTTGATATGAGCCGCTTACCCCACCCCACAATGCCTTGCCTTTTGCCATAATTCCATCAGCAGTTGCAAAGTTAACCGCAGTCTGCCCAATAATTTTTAGCTGATTTAAAGCACCACCAATGATGGTGACGAGGTTTTGCAATCCTGTTGCAAGCCCAATGATAATGACACCCACGCCTTTTGCAGCAACACCAACAGCATCCAAAACCCCAGCAAATTGCCCGCCTTTACCAGCACCCTCAAGAAAGTATCCAATTACCTGACTTAAAACAGGCATCACTGCTGAAGCAAGCTCGCTCTTAAGTGCTGTAAAGCGCATTTGTACAGATTCGGTTTGAGCAGCCAATTCAATAGACTGCTCAACAGCCTTCTGACCAGTAAGAATTCCAGCCTCTTCCATTGCAGCCTGGTAGTCTTTCCATAACTTCCCCCCATCCACAAGCAATGGAGCCAAGGCTGTGAGATCCGAACCCATTGATTCTAGATAGAATGACATTTCCTTTTGGTTAACACCTGCTTCCTCAAGCTTATCTACATAAGTTTGAAGTGCATCAATACCATCCATCTTTGACATTTCTTCAGCGAGCTTTTTAGCGCCTTCAGCACCATCTTCAGTCTTGACGGCAATTTGCTCAAAGAAGTCAACCGCACCGCCTGCGCCGATGGCATTAAACTCGCCGATTTTTTCATTGAAATCTTTGAGCATATCGGAGGTTTTTTCTTGAGAGACTCCGAAGGTTTGAGCGGCACCTGATAGGCCTTGAAAGTTCTGAATTGTAGTATTGGCTATTGCGGCAAATCTGGACAGCTCAACATTGTTTTTAGCTACCTCAATCGCAAGTCCTGCCAAGTAACCAGTGGCAGCAACTACTCCACCAACCAGTGCGCCTGTTACGGCAGCTCCCACAAGAAGCGCACCTCCGCGAAATTCGGATAACTTACCGGTGGCACTTTGGATTTGTGAACCAAATTTTCCATCATTAGCGGCTTGAGCAAGTATATTTCTCAATTCACTCATTTTGCCTGACGTTGTTTTGGCTTGCGTTCCGGCGCCACCTAAACTTTTAGATAAATCATCAACTTTTTTTGCTGATGTTGTTGATGTGCTTCCTGCGTCAGAGATAACTTTGGCAGTGTCTTTAACTGATTTTTCTGTTTTATCGCCTTGAGTTTCCACATCCTTTAAAGACTTGGTAACATCATCAGCGCCCTTTTTGGCTTTCGCTGTGTCGATGACAATCTCTAAGCGACTTTGTTGTGCGGTCATGGAAACTCCTAAATTTTGGCAATAAAAAACCCCGCTTTCGCGAGGCTCCTTGGGATCTATTTAAATTTTAATTAATTTCTTTAGCGCATCTTGGTGTTGCTAACTTTAGCTCGTTATCAGCTCTATATTTCATATCAGCATTAAAAGCTGAGAAAGTTGTTTTGACATTTAAAAGCTGATTAGTAATAGTGATTTTTTTTAATGCCATTCCATTTTGAGCATAAATCAAACTACCGGAATTGCGAAGTTGGTAGACATTAACGCTATTGCCATTATCTTCACACATTATCCCAGTGCCATCTTGGTTAAGTTTAATGGTTGATAAACCACCCGCAGCAGCAGTTGTCCAAATTCCTGTAACTTCAGGCTGTGTCAACTGCACATCTAGAAATTTATTATCAATCATCTGGGTTGCTGGGCTAACACACCCTCCCATCAACAATCCTGCAATACTTATCAGTAGAATTTTTTTCATACGCTTACTCATTTCAACAGCAAAATAAAAAAGATCATCCACCCAAAGCTAACAAATCTTGCAAGCGTTGAATATCCTTGTCTTAAAGTAAACCATGAGAATATGTAAGGCATGAAAAATATCCCTATCCCCAAGAGGATCGAGACGCTTCTTTCTGCCTTGTAATTTAAAGGGGGTGGTGTATCACTAAACAGTGAATTGGGTTGACTTTGAGTAGGCTTATTTTGAGTATTCTGCTTAAATGGTTGGTGTGAGCTATATGATAAGCCTGTACCCGGCGCGCTTATTGTAGAGCGAACACCCTTTTTTCCTACACTCACCCGAGCGCCTTTACCACCTACTGAGAGACTACTAATACCTTTTTTACCTACATTAAGGCGAACACCTGGAGCAATCTTAAAGCTCTTTCTAAAATTTAGGCCCATATTTCCCCCTTAATGGCAGTGTCTTTCGCCTGTCTTTGTTTCCTTGTGGCAGCCGTTCTTGTCAGTACGCCCACCATGAGAATAAGCAGTTGTCGCAAAGCAGGTTATTAAAATCAGCAATATAACTTTTTTCATGATTATTCCTATTTTTATAATAAGAATAATAGTTATAGCTGACTTCGTATATTTTTCAAGCACAAAAAACCACCCGAAGGTGGTTTTTTCTACAAACCACTTATATCTCTACTTTCTTTTTCTGCAAGGCATGCCTCATTGTTAGACAACTCATAAGAAAGAGTTATCACTCCTGTGCTTCTTCCAGTGGCACGGGCTTTTAGCATAATATTTTCAACCCCATTATCCTCCTTTGGCTCCCATGCGGCGGTTAATATGCGCTCTTCCCTATAAAGGCTCATCATCCACTCATTAGGATTTTTCCAAATACTGCCTGCCCTTAGAAAATCATAATCCCCAATAGGCTTACCATACTTTTTAATTAAGGACTCCTTGAGTGTGGAGAACTCTGCCTTAACTCCATCACCATACACACTTGTTGTTATGGGATTCCCAAACCCCAAGACCTTACATAGTCCGCTTTTTGGTGTAATAACCATTAAGTAATCTTTAAAGCCCTTATAAGGTATAGGTACATTTTTGAATGAATAATAGTTTTTCTCCAACACCTCTGCCGGCCCGCTAACCTTTTTAACTTCAGCCAATGACATTCCAACCTTTAATCCAAAAGGTGCCTCAGCAAATGAACTAACAGAAGCCCCTACTAAAAAGATTGATAACAATATATTCTTCATAACCCATTCTTCTTGCATTCTAAAAATGCTTTTGTTGAAAATTCTTTTGTAATGAAATACTGATCCCGTTTACTCTCAAATCTTGGTAGTTTATGTGCCTCAACAATCAGTTTTCTTTCTTTTTCAATAAGATCGGCAGGTAATGTTGTATATGACAATAATTGCTGTAATTGGTCATCAATAGAAATTCCACCCTGGCGACCTTTCATGACCAATTCCGCAATATCAGGAACTGTTTTACATTTTAAGTCCTGCATTTCGATTAAGCTTTTTTGAGTCACTAACCCTTTAAGCTCTTCTTCGGTGGGTAATTCATACCCAAGAGCCCAGCAAGATAGGCTGCCAACCACCCCAGCAAGTATTATCTTTTTCATCCCACACCCCTCCTTAATTGCTCATAAAATAACAAATAAATAGAACTGATGTAAGAATAATCTAAACTCAAACAATCCCCTTAGCTTTCTCAACAATCCAGCTAGCCAGATTCATGTCAGGATCACTATGCATTAATAGTTGATAGGCATTCTCAGGCGAATAAGGTGTTTCTCCTTCCACTTCGCCAGCAGATGTTATGAATACAAGATTCTCCCAATCCTGAATCACATGCTTTGCAATAACCTTCATATATTCCTGAGCAATCTTAAGCTCACTCATTTTGAAGATGGTTTTCTTTACGATTAAATCTCTTAATGCAGCAGCACATGCAGGACTGCTATATGGCTTAATTCTAAAACAGCCGAATTCCTGTCCACTTTCCAGTTTATATACAAACCATTTTGATTTATCGGTCATGATTGGCTCCTGTAGGTATAAGAAAACCGCCACTTGGGCGGTTTTTTCTTTAATTAACTTAACTTCTTAAGGGTAAAACTAACTCTAAAGACTGGTTGTGGAGCTCTTCCAGTTCATTTGTCCATAATTTTTCGTCAATGAAACGCTTTTTCAATATCCCGTAAACTTCCGCATTATGGATAATAGTTGCAACAAAAGCCGCATATGGTCGATCTGATTGAGCTGCTTTCAAGACAGCTTTAAATCTATTTCTCTTCCATCCATCAAGTTTCTCTAGATCTGAAAATTCCCTGTTCATCTGTACTAGAGAATTTTTTGCAGCCCCTGCAACTCTACACCGCTTAACAAATAAATCTTCTTCATTAAGATCCAGAAGAGTTTCAGTATTTTCACCAATTTCAGTTATGCCAAAAATACTAAAGTGATCAAAACAGAATTCTTTGCGTGGATCAGTTTCATAGGGATTTATGATCGGCCTTATTGAAATATCATCATCGTTTTTAGTTCCATTACATCTTTTACATGAAGGTAAAAGATTATCCCATTCTACTACCAAATCTGGATACAGAGATTTTGGATGAAAGTGCTCAACTTCCATATAGGTACTAGGATCTGTTAAATCTGTTTCACAGTAAGCACATTTATGAGATGAGCTTTCCGAAAGAGGGTCCTTGATCTGTTTTTTATTCCAGACAGATTTTTCAGTAGCTACATACTCTTTAGTTAGTTGCTCTACCTTATCTTCTGTTAAATATTCGGGCTTTTCGCCTCTTTGTAGCTTGATCATGGATTACTCTCCAAGACTATCAAGCTGCATTTGATAAATTGCTTTTAATTCGCTGTGTGGATGAAGCATTCTCTTAAGCTTGTCAAAGGCTCCCCTTGCTCTTAGTTGATCTTGCTGTTTGAAAGCGTCCATGAACTCATTACGGATAGCTTCATATTCATTTGTGCGGAGATCTGTCATCCCCATCACATCTTTTAAAACCTCTTCAATGGTCCATCCCTGATAACCGTACTCAGAGGTAGGCAACTCACGACGAATAACTTCGCCATCTTTCCGCTCTAACGCGATTACTTCGCCCTGACGAGCTGTTTGAACTACATGAGGACTATGAGTTGTAATGAAGAATTGGGCTTTCGGGAATACTTCTTTTAATGCACCACAGACCCGCCCTTGCCATTCAGGATGAAGGTGTAACTCAATTTCATCAATAAGAATAATGCCTTCATAGTCTTCAGCTGCAATTTTATCCTTGAATCGAAGATCAAGTTCCTTAATGATTCCAAGTAAGATAAACAATGTAGATTTGAAGCCCGATGAAAGAAGCTCAAAATGTATCTCACCTCCATTGCTAGTTGGAGATTTTACATAGACTTCGAAGTCCGTTGCCACACTAGAAAAGCTATATTCAGGATTGAGAATACTAAAACATTTAGTTGCTAAATCAGCATTTTGTTTCTGTGTTTTAGTCAAATTATCTTTCGCAAATCCTTTTCTAATTACTAACCAGTTTTTTAAATCCTCATTAGTTACACCAGCAGTATTGTTTCTTGCAGCTTCTAAGGCATCTTTATCAACACTAATATTGCGTTCCTTTTTATATTTAAATACCCTATTGACTTGCAAATATAATAATCTATCTACGATCCCATCACTCAGCTGATCAATGTAGCGTTCAATTGGTCCATATTGCTCAATCGCACGATTAATACGTTCAAAGTTCTGAAAATTTGTCTCAATAGCAATATGACCATTGTCAGCTCCCTTTCTCAGCGAAATAGAATTCCTATTTATTGCTGAAAACATATAGGCTATTGAATCTAGAATATTTGTCTTACCCACCCCATTTTCACCACAAATAATATTCATCTGTGGATTAATATCTTCTAATTTTAGATAGGGAATTCCACCTACATCTTTTAATTCCAATGATGTAACTTTCATTGTTTCTAAGCCATTGTTGTTAGATGGATTCATCATACATTCAATAGAAATTTTTCCAAGATTACTTTTTTGAGGCTTCATGAATTTTTTCCAATAAAAAACCCACTCAAATGAGTGGGTCTGTAGGTGTTTTTTAATTTACTTAATCACTAAGACTATCGCCACAATGACTAAAATAGCTGTTAGTAGATAGCAATTAGTTCGCCACATTAGAATGGTTTTAGTACCTCGCTTTATTAAAGCATCGTACTCCCGCATTTTATCCATTGCGCGAGCCATCGCTGCATCACCTCTTTGCAGGAGAGTGATCATTTCCAGTTTCTCCTGCTCCAAGATTCGTCTTTCCTTGGCATGCAGGAGAATCATTTCATGATCTGCCAGAATTCGATATTTAATATCCTCCAGCAACTCATCACGGCTCATGCTTAGAATATCTTCGCTTAACTCAAAATCTAGATCATTCATGCTGTGCCGCCTTGATCTTTAGCTAACTTTGCCAGACCTTTAGGCGTAATGCGTACCTGCTCAGTAATTTTGGTTGTACCATCACCTCGCGTCACCTCAGTTATCTTATGTTCCAGATAACCAGCTTGTACTTTATCCTGATAACCCAACCAATGAGAGTTACCTGCTCGCTTGTAAATCCATTTACCGGATGAAAGCTTGGCAATTAGATCTTTCGGGCGCATTTGCAGGGCTTTAGCTGCATCAGTTAGACATAGACTTCCATCGGCTTTGGCAATTCGATCATAGGCTTCTACTGAAGGCTTCATTTCCTGAACTTCTTCCTCTAAACCCACAATCCTTTCGGAGTAACCTAGAAGCAAATCTCTCAAAACGCGCGGATCAGCTAAAGACTTCATTGGGTCAAAGTTCTGGATAAGCTCTTTGGTTTTGAAATAACCTTTGATTAATTGCTTCTGAACTTTCCAAGCTAGGTCATCAGTAAATGACTTAACTAGCATCAAGTAACCTGATTCAGTTAAAAGCTTTACATCACCATGACTTTTATCCGAGATAGAGCATATTTTGTGCGTCCGAATTTCGGACGAGCTAACCTCGAAATAATCTTCACCATCAACAAAATGCTCCTTATTATCGTTGAAACGTTTTCGAGCTGTGCCTTCTGGACGACCATGAACTTCATCAACCATTGCGAAAGTTACAACACGCTGACCTTGGTACTCAACAATATCTAAAACTTTGTCAGCAACAGTCACGCTGTTATTTAATTTTGCATTCATGCTACTGACTCCTTTAAAACCAACTTCGCTGCTTTCGGTGAGTGTTGCTTAAAATACTCAACCTCTTCATTGCATGCAGTTGCCCAGTCATCCAACTTGTCCCAGGTTATAGATGCCAGTGTGTAAGCCGTAGTGTGCTTTTCAGACTTTTCCATAATTAAGCGAACTAGTGTTTCTAGCGCGCTAAAGCCTTCTTCCGCATTGTTAATAAAATCAACAAAGCGCTCTAATTGGTGTTCACTGATCTGAACTTGATTCGCTTCAGTGATATGAGTTATATTTGACATAGTTACATTTCCTATTGTGACCACACTAAAGCTCCGGATCCGGCAAGATTGAGGGGCTTTTTTGTTGTCTGTTGATTTCATGCTTTCGCACTCTTGCGTTTTTCTACTAGCAACTTAGCTGCCTCATTCATCAGATAAACCATTGATCTTTTATCTTCTTTTGCAATTGCTTTGAGTTCCTTGTGTAAGTCGCTATCAAGACGACCTTTAAAGTAAACAAACTCTTCTTTCATTACTTCCTCCTTAGTCCCCAATCTGGGGTGTTAAATCATAGTACCCATTCTGGGGCTATTGGTCAAGCCCCAAAATGGGGTTATTATTAATTTTATTTTGGCGAATATTTCATGAGTGAAGATCAAAGCAATATCGTTACCCTTAAAGTTCGTGTAACACCTGAATTTCGTGAAAAAATTGTTGAAACAGCTAAAACAAATAATCGCTCCATGAATCAAGAAATTGTAGCTCGATTAGAGGAATCTTTTGATAACAAGGATATAGGGCAAGAATTTTTTCAAAAAAACCTACATCTTTTCCTTTCTGCTTACTGTGCTGGTCTTGAAAGTAATTACGATGATGCGATATCTCAATTGGAAGAATCTCTTTCACAAACAAAAAATCCCGAGATGATTCAATTTCTTGAGCATCGACTTCAAGTAAATAAAATATTAAAAACAGAAATGCACAGACTGATGAAAAATAATTCGGAAAAGTTCAGTGCTGAATTATCTAAAGAGGTTTCTCAGAAACACCTTACCCATCCACATCTAGCCAAAGATAAGCCACTCACTCCAATCAAGGACGAAGATATCGGGTAATACCTGAAGAGGTTTCCGAGACCCTCAATCTGAGCGTCTCGAAAGCTGCACCGATAACATCGGTTCAGTTTAAGACTGACTGACTTTCAGGTAGTCAGTCCAAAATTCGGGCTTTTGAGCTATCCCGAAGTGGATATCTCAAAAGCATCACCGATAAGATCGGGTATGTTTGTAACTGACCCTCTCTGAGATGGTTAGTCCAAATGCTTAAAAATATCTTATCGCTTCGTAAATTCCCGAAACGATAAAACCTTTTCTCCTTAAATTAAGGAAAAGCTAATGAGGATTTTTCTTGCTATTGGGAATTTTCCCAAACCCAAACACTGACCTCAAAAAAGCACCCTAAGGTGCTTTTCTTTTAATAAAGGCTGAATTCTAGAAAGCCCAATTACCACCTTGCCCCATCTCATAAACGATGAGAATTAAGATTAGCACCATTAGAATGACAACAACGATTTCGGCTTTGGTCAGCATTTTCGGAGCTCCACTTTTCATTATTCATATGATAAGCAAAGCAAACAATTAATAACAATAATATTACAAAAAAATTATTGGATGTTACAAAGTTAAAGACAATAAAGAAAAACCTCCCGGAGGAGGCTTGGTTTACTTTATATAAAATTCTTTTTTCTGCCTAATATAGGCAGCAAATTTGGTATTGACCTCAAAAACAATCTGATTGGCGCGCATTGACTCTATTTTCAACTCATCACATGCTATTGTTAGGTATTTCTGAGGATCATCTTGGATTTTACTACAAGCAATCTCAAGCCCCCTAAATACCTCTTTGAAACTATAATGATTGTCTGCAGCGTGCCAAGTTTCATCTGATATTTCACCCCAATTTTCAAACATTGTTAGCAGATCAAATATATCTTTATAAGGCCTGTCATTATATCGATCTGCATTTGCTAGAATTTTTGTTAAGTAACATGATTGATGATCGATAGAGGGAACTTCAAATTGATTTATCTCGTCTTTTTTGATCTCATAATTAGCAAAAGATACAAATTCCAACTTAATAGGCACGCCTTCCATTTGAATAAAGCAGCGCGTGCCATCTCGATCAAGTCGAATTTCTCGAAGATACTCAAATTCACTTTTTACAATATTACCCAAGCTATTGGGAGTTACTACTGCCCGAACTGCTCGGTAAGACTCTTTATCCGGGCAAAGAAAATCGATGTCTATAGATTCACGGTATTCGTCTAATTCAAGAGCAATCCTAGTACCTCCACCAAATAATATTCGATGTTCATCTAAGTATTCAGAATTAAAATTCCTTAAGGCTTTTTGAATTAATTTATGATGAGGACGGGTAAATTCAAGCATGAAAATTATGCTGCCAAAAATAATCCATGACCAATGATCTGAGTCAATCTATCGATCAGATTTCTTTCTTTGCCAGTTAGTTGTTGAGCATCAATATATTTCCATCTTTTTTCATAAAGATGAAAAGCTCTTTCAGCAGGAATTTGCTCAGCTGCAGTATCCCATAAAATATAATCTAAAGCAGGATACTCTTTTCTTGCAATTAGATTCATATGCTATACCTATATGATATGACTGGGTGCCTAAATATTAACACCTAGATTAATAATATATTGACATAGTATTTGATAGTGACATCACCGTCAATAACGAATTATCATCGTTTCGTCAGCTCTTGTGACGTTTTGTTCTCTTGCATCGGCGTTAAGCATTATAAGTGGTGAGATTGAGCAAAAACCAACTCACGCTGATTTATTACTCATCTTCTTATACGCCTCATCAATAAACCGGTTGTCCAGATCAAAGATGACCGCATTAAAAATGTAACGCTCTACTGGCAACTCATACTGCTCACAATAGGCGTTTAAGTCGGCAATGCTTAATGCTAATGGCGTGCCTTGCTCATATCGACGTGAGCGTGAAATGACGTTGTAGGCTTCAATTAAGGCATTGGCTGTATAGCTATATTCAGGCTTTTTCACCTCTTTGGGTGGTTGTTTACCTAATGCTTCAGCTATTGCGCGTTGTTTTTGGTTGTACTCGCTCGCTTCTTCTTCACTGGCGAATTGGAGGTATCGGTAGAGTTCTCGGACTTTCCCAGAGCTTCACGCTTTTTTTTATCAGCTTCAATTTGGATTCGCTGGGATTGAGTAATCACCCATATGCCTA